AGGATCTAAGCAACCCGCTGTCGTATTTGATTTCAGTGGACTTGATTATGATGAACGTATAAACCTTATGAATCGCATTAAAGCTCGTAAGGAAAACATCGATATCCAATCCCCTATTATAGAACATGAGGGAGAGGATAGTGAGTGATTTAAAAATAAAAAGCTTAGAGAGCGCGATAGAACAATATCCCGATGAAGCGTTCGATGCGCTTATGAGAGCTAATTATGAAGACAATTTATCCGATTTTGTTGAAGGTTCGTGGAAGTATATTGACCCTAATCCGTATGTGTGGGGATGGCATTTGGATGCTATTGCGGACCATCTTGCGGCTGTATCAAGGGGTGAAATACGCCGTCTTCTTATTAATGTGCCTCCACGCACATCTAAGTCGAGTATGGTCTCAGTCAGCTTTCCTGCGTGGGTTTGGGCGCAGTCTAAGCATGGTCGCCTTTCCGGTCCGCATGTTCAGTTCCTTTTTGCGTCATATGCTCAATCTTTATCTATTCGTGATAGCACTAAGACGCGCCGGCTTATAGAAAGCCCATTTTACCAAAAATATTGGGGCCATAGATATTCAATTACATCGGACCAAAATACAAAAGTTCGGTTTGATAATAATGCGGGCGGCTATAGGTTAGCGACATCTGTGGATGGCGCATTAACGGGTGAAGGCGGCAGCATCATCATCGTGGATGATCCGCACAATGCGAATGAAGTTGAATCAGACTTAGTGCGCCAAAAAACACTTGAGTGGTGGGACCAGTCGATTTCAACTCGTTTGAACGACCCTAAGACTGGCGCTTTTATTGTGATCATGCAGAGACTTCATGAGAGCGATCTTACGGGCCACATCCTCGCTAAAGACATTGGAAACTGGACGCATTTGTGTTTGCCTATGCGGATGGAAACGGACAGGCGTTGCATTACGCAATGGTTTATAGATGTTCGTGAGGAAGGCGAATTACTTATCCCAGACAGGTTTGGCGAAGAAGAAGTCGAAGAATTAGAAAGAAAACTTGGACCCTTCGCAGCCGCAGGTCAGCTCCAACAAAGACCCGAACCAAAAGGCGGCGGTATTATTAAGCGCGAATGGTGGCAATTGTGGGATGAACAAATCTCCACAGCAGAAGGCAGAGCTAAAAACATATTCCCCGATTTCGAATATATTATTGCCAGCTTAGATACGGCTTATACGACCAAACAAGAAAATGATTATAGTGCTCTAACAATTTGGGGCGTATGGATTGATCGGCAGGGGAACAGGCGTATTATGCTTGTATATGCGTGGCAAGACCGTTTGGAATTGTCCCCGCTCGTAACAAAAATTGGCGTCTTATGCACACAATTTAAAATCGACAAATTACTTATCGAGTCCAAAGCAGCGGGTATATCCGTTGCACAAGAATTGCGGCGGTTGTTTTCGCGTGAAAATTGGGGTGTGCAGCTCGTGGATCCCGGTCGCGGTGATAAAGTCGCGAGAGCATATGCGATCCAACATTTATTCTCGGACGGTATGGTGTATGCACCCGATTACGAATGGGCGGAAAAACTTATTTCACAAGCTGTGTCTTTCCCAAAAGGCGCTCACGATGATTTAGTCGATTCAATGACACAAGCTCTAACCCATTTAAGATTAATAGGTTTTGCTCAAAAACCCGCTGAGATAGTAGCGGAAAGAACCGATTCTATGTTATATAGGCCTCAGCGTCCTCAACCACTCTATCCGGTGTAGCATATGCCAATAGCTCCTATGAACCTCCGCCAGAACCCAGTTGCTGGTACAGAATACCAAAACTTGGGTTCCATGGACGTCGATGTCGCAGGAGAAGGCGATGTTAATCCACAAATTGACCCTAAAAATAATATTTTAAAAATAGAACTCCCGGACGGGAGTGTTTCTATTAATCTTATGCCTAATGTACGCCATGGTGCGGGAGAAAACGAGGAGTTTTATGAAAACCTCGCGATGTCATTAGACCCATCTTATTTGGGCCAAATCTCATCTGAATTGATTAAATTAATCAAACAGGACGAAGAATCGCGCCAAGAATGGTTGCAGCAATACGCGCAAGGCCTTGATTTACTTGGAACAAAAATTGAAAACCCCCGCAATAATGCCGGCGATGGATCCACAGCTGTTGAAGGCCAATCAACTGTACGCCATCCGCTTTTAATCGAATCAGTCGTAAGATTCCAAGCTAATGCAAGAGGGGAAATGCTTCCCGCTTCAGGCCCCGTGAAAGTGCGCAACGATGGATTGGAAGATCAAACGGTTAATGTTGAAGCTCTTGCATTTGAAAAAGATTTCAACCACTATCTCACGGTTACAGCATCCGAATACTACCCAGATACCGAACGGATGCATTTCTCACTTGGGTTCGGCGGGACTGCATTTAAAAAAGTTTACTACTGTCCAATCCGTAGGCGTCCAGTTTCGGAGTTCACTGACGTTAAGGATGTTATTGTTGCCAATGCGGAAAGCTCATTGGAAACTGCCCAACGTGTTACTCATGTCATACGGATGTCTCCATCAACACTTAAGAGGATGCAATTACTGGGGCTCTATAGGGATGTCCAGTTATCCTCCAACGCTCCCCCGCACAAAAACATCGTCGATCAAAAAATTGAACAATTACAAGGGGTTGTTCCAAACAACATCGCGTCCGTTGAATCGGAAGTCCGTGAGATCTACGAATGCTACTGTGAATTGGATATCCCGGGCTATGAACATAAAGAAAAAGGGGAGCCCACAGGTTTACGCCTCCCTTACAGGGTTACGTTGGATAAAGAATCCAGAGAAATCTTAGAGATCCGCAGATGGTGGAAACAGGACGACCCCAATTTCCTTCGCAAGCAAGTCTTTGTAAATTATACATTTATTCCGGGATTTGGTTTCTATGGCCTTGGATTACTCCACTTGCTTGGCAACACAACGATGGCTTTGACCGCTGGATTGCGTTTATGCTTGGACAATGGGATGTTCGCGAATTTTCCGGGTTTCCTTTATGCTAAACAGGCGGGAAGACAGCTTACAAATGAGTTTCGTGTAGCTCCGGGATCAGGCGTTGGTATCGATACGGGCGGTCAGCCAATCCAAAATATGGTTGCGAATCTCCCTTATAGAGGCGTGGATGCTGGGTTCCTGAACCTCATTCAGATGGTTGAGCAGGGCGGTCAGCGCCTTGGTGCAGTATCTGAAACAAATGTGGGAGAAGGCAATACAGAAGCTCCTGTGGGCACCACAATTGCTCTTATTGAGCAAGCAACAAAAGTTATGTCCGCCGTCCATAAACGTATGCACGCAAGCCAAATTCGTGAATTTGAGCTCTTGAAAGACTTATTCAAAGAATGCCCAGAAGCATTTTGGGAAAATAATAAATATCCATCTGGTCAATGGACAGAGCAAACACTCATTAAAGCATTGAATAATATTAATCTTGTTCCAGTGTCTGATCCTAACACACCATCGCAGACCGCAAGAATCCAAAAAGCTATGGCAATCAAGCAGTTACAGGCTGCGAACCCATCTATGTACGATGCGAAAGCCGTGGATGAAAGAATCCTCACTATGATGGGGATCGATGATGCGCAATCATTATTTGCTAAAAACCCCGCTGGGCCTCAACCTGATCCAAATATGCAAGTTATGGCTCAAGCGAAGATGATCGATGCTCAAGCTAAAATGGCTGATGTAAAAGTTAAAGCTTTGACAGCACAATCTGATGCTCAGAATCGTGCGGCGGATAGAGAAAGCAAAGAAAAAATTGCTATGCTGCAACTTGCGCGTGAGATCGCTGTTCACCCCGAAAGCGTATCGGAAGCAAAATCAGTCGTTGCCCCAGAATTACGGGGTCTTCAACAAAATCCCAATGTGTGAGGCATTGGCAAATCAAGCTTTATTGTGTATAATGCTCTGACTTTACTCGGAGTTTACCCCTATGAGCCACTACAAGGACGAAGCCCGCAAAGCGTACAAAGAGAAATCTGAACGCATGGGACTTCATAAGGAACATAAAAAACCATCGTTTTCTGATACAGAGCCTTATGATGGGGTTCCCCAACTTGATAGTGGAAACGCTGGCGAATGGCCCAAAGGTAAACAGCGTTTTAAGCGCGGTGGTAAAGTTGTCCAATCCGAAGGTAAAGAAGCTAAACACAATCTTGGTCACAAACCCCGCAAATCTGCGGGTGGTATGTTGTCCACAAACCCTGCTCAACGCAAGAAAATCGTAGCGGCTCTTGCAAACAGAAAAAAACGTGAAGGCCTTCCTTCAGCCCCTCCAAAAGTAAAGTCTCCATCTCAGATGGGTGTTATGGGCGTAGGAATGCATAAGCTTGGTGGTAAAGTTTCTGAATTTGAATGGATGCATTCTAAGGAAGATGCTCGCGAAGATCGTATTCTCGCTAAAAAGCATCATATGGGCCTTATGGAATGGGAACATTCTAAACTCAATAAAAAGCACGATAAACAGCAATCCATGAAAGGCTTGAAGCGCGGTGGCGAAGCTCATGGTGCTGGTTGCAAATGCAAAATGTGCTGGGGCGGAGCAGCTAAAAAAGCTTCCGGCGGGTCATTGGGCCGCGCTGTTATTCGTGGTTCTACACTTCCTTTATCCCAAGAGGAAAAGGATGCTGGATACGAAGCCGCTAAAAAATACAAAGACTTCGTTATGAACGAAGCAAAACGTAATGAGCCTGATTCCAAAGATTATAAAGGGGCTACTGAGCATTCGAAAAAATGGTCTAATCCCAAAATCAAAGCATCTAATGATGAAAATAATGCT